ATCTTCAGAGATGCATATCCAGTTACCCAAGGGCATTTGTTATTTGTGCCTACCCAAGAGTCAAGTAACAATCTCTGGGAGTGTTACAAAGCAGCCTACAAGTTCGGCTACGACGGGATTGAATCGGAACGGTGGGATGGCTTTAATGTCGGGCAAAACTGCGGAGAGGCTGCTGGACAAACAGTAATGTATCCACATGTGCATATGATTCCTAGACGTACAGGAGATATGCCAGATCCACGTGGTGGCGTTAGGCACGTTATTCCAGAAAAAGGAAACTATAAAAATGCAAGTAAGAGTTGAAGAAAATAAAAAAGATATTGGCAAATGCGGATGCGGACGTAGTCCAACCGGCAAGTGCATCGGCTGGCACGGACTCACTGAAGAAGCTTTTCAAGAACGTCTTGAAAAATATCAAACTGGTCAACAGGATTTAAGTGGAAAAGATCTCTAATACTATTACTGTACTATGGGATAACCAAAATGGATTCTGGTGGAATGAAACTTGTGCTATGGTATTAGAAGTTTTTGGATTGCCAGGCCATAGGTATGTATCAAAACCTGGTACGGAATGTATGAGTTTTACATTTAAGAATCAAAAGGATGCAGACTTATGTCGTATCTTATTAAGTGAGAGATTATGACAAAGATAGGTATTGTTGGTTTAGGTTTTGTTGGCGAAGCTGTACGCTATGCCTACGAAACGTTATTTACCAACGTAGTTGTTGTAGACATTGATCCAAAAAAATCTACAGGAACGTATGCAGATTTACAAGACTGCGAGGCTGTATTTGTATGTGTGCCTAGTCCCTCAAAAGATTCAGGCGAATGTGATACTAGCATATTAAACTCTGTGCTGTACATGTTACAGGATTATAAAAATGTAATCATTAGCAAGACTACTGCAACTCCACAATTTTACGAAAAGATGCAGACAGTCTATCCTAATCTAGTACACATACCAGAGTTCCTAACAGCCGCTAATGCTAAAGAAGATTACTTTAAAGAAATTAATGCTATTATAGGTGGTAAGATTGCTGCCTATAGAAATGAAGCTGAACGCATTATTAAACTAGTACAGCCCATAACAATGGTAGAACATTGTTCAATAGGTGAGGCCGCCTTTGTCAAATATACAATCAACTCATATCTAGCCACCAAAGTAGTGTTCATGAATGAGATGTCAGAGCTAGCAGTAGCACACGGATACCGGTGGGATGCTATCAGAACGTACCTAGCAGAAGACAACCGTATTGGTTTGAGTCATATGCAAGTGCCTGGACCAGACGGATATTATGGATTTGGTGGTATGTGCTTTCCAAAAGACACTACCGCTTGGGTAAAGTATGCAGGTAAATTAGGCGTACAATTGAGCGTATTGAAGTCTGCAATAAAGAAAAATGTCCTATTTAGGTTGCAAAAACCTAAATAATCGTGTACAATGTACAATAGTCATCCACGACAATAACTCGGAGAATAAAATTGACAAATAAAGAAACAGGCCTGGACGCAATGGCAGGCGATGGCGGATATCAAGAAGAAAAGTATCTAGGAAACTATCTTCGTTTTAAAATGAAACGTGACAATAAACGTTTCTGGGCAGGCGACAACATTAGCGAATACGTTACAGACGATTTTAAAGAACGACTAATTGACGAAGCCGCAGAAGCATTTGAAACTGTACTTGATCGTTTGCTTATTGATCGAGAAAATGATCCTAACAGTAAAGGCACAGCACGTAGACTGGCCAAAATGTATTTTAACGAAATAATGGCAGGTAGATATGAACAAGCACCCGACGCAACAGCATTTCCAAATGATTCGCAAGACCGTTACGAAGGTATGCTTGTTGTACGTAGTGAGTTGCGCAGTATGTGTAGCCATCATCACCAACCCGTTAATGGGGTTGCTTATATCGGTATTATTGCTGCTAATAAGCTCATTGGTTTGTCTAAGTATACCCGCATTGCTCAATGGTGCGCCCGTAGAGGCACTCTCCAGGAGGAACTTTGTAACGACATTGCCCGCGAGATTAGCAAAGCAACTGATTCCGAAAACGTAGCAGTCTACGTGCAGGCGGTACATGGATGTTGTGAGAATCGTGGCATTATGGCACATAGTTCTCTAACACAGACAACTGTATTAAAAGGCACATTCAAAGATGACCCGCATACAAAGAAAGAGTTCTTTGACAACATTAAACTACAGCAGGAGTTTGCACCACGATGAAATATATTACCAACAAGTTTGAAAGCGTTCGCTTGCCAGTTGAAGAGGGCTTGTTAGAGTGGTTGCAGGCAAAATATCCTGCATCAAAATACGTTATTAAGGAATTATAATGGATAACTTTTTTGAATGGTTTGGTCGTTACCGTAAAACGATTGGCTATGTAGTCGGCGGTGCCAACATAGGGTCAGGTATTGTACAAATTGCCAGTGGAAGTTTTTGGCCTGGCATAGTGTGGTTAGTCTTAGGTGCGGCAATAATTTTAGATACAAGGATGTTCAAATGACTGTATATGTAATCAAACCACTGGAAAAGAAAAGCATTGTCTACCATGTAGAAATGTTTCGTGGTAACAAAGACGGTTCTGTAAGTTGGTTTAACATTGACGAAACTTATCGTTGGGGTCAAGGCTTTGTTGAAGGTGATTTAGATTGCAATCTTCCTTGGGAAGGTGATACAGTTGCCTATGCTCGAGCTGATTGTGGTTGGGGCTGTGAGTTTGATGACAGCGTCAGCGTCGAGTGGGAATTCAGTGACGACATCGGTGAACTTGAACAACAAGAACTAAAAGAACTCTACTACGAAGGTGGAGCAGGTTGGTTATTTGACGGCGCCCATGATTGGGCAGAAGAAGACACTGCCGTACATATTATTGCACCGTATCAAATTGATCTATGCAACGATGCCGGAGAAGTTATTGAAGAGAATGTAAAACTAAAATCTCGCCCAGATCCAAATACATCATGGCCGTTTAGCGAAGCATTTCCAAAGGATTAAATATGAACTCAGTTGATATGGCTAATGATCTAATCTTTCGTGCAAAGAACTTAACTGAGTTTACTATTACTACAGAAGTTCCGGATGAATTCCGATTTAATGGTGAGATTCCATTTGACATGCAGATTAAAGATAGTATAATAACAGCTAAAGTGTGGGCAGTTGACTTCGACGAGGCTGCAAAAAGATTAGATGATTTTTTAGGAACATGTAAATGAAATGGTTTAAAAGACTAGTTGCCGATTGGGCAAGAGAAGGTAGAAATTATGAAGAAGATTGCGCACAGCCTAACAGATTAATTAGTACTGCCGAATGTGCTTCAATCAATGATGACCCTGTACTAAACTTTAAAGTCTATTCAGCAGTAGGTGGAAAGGTTGTAGAGTTTAGACGATATGATCGCAAGAGTGATCGCAACGATTCTACTACCTACATTATTACTAACGATCAAGACTTCGGTGATCGTATTGCTAAGATTGCAACAATGGAAAAATTAAAATTATGAGCAAAATTAAAATTGCAGAGCTGTTCTACTCTATACAGGGCGAGGGTAGATATATGGGGGTACCTAGTGTGTTTCTACGTACATTTGGTTGCAACTTTAAATGTGCAGGATTTGGTATGCCGCGTGGAGAAGTTAGTCATGAAGCAACTGACATTGCAGCCACACATACTATGATCGAGTCTTTTCAAAAGTATGAAGATTTGCCTCTTGTAAGTACAGGCTGTGACAGCTATGCCAGTTGGCATCCAGACTTTAAAGATTTGTCGCCAATGCTTACAAGCGAAGCTATTACAGATCGCATTATGGAAATTCTTCCGCAGGATTATTGGGTTGATGAACACTTGGTTATTACAGGTGGCGAGCCTTTGTTGGGTTGGCAACGTGCTTATCCAGACTTGCTAAACAATACCAAGATGCGTGACTTAAAAGAGATCACATTCGAAACAAACGGTACTCAGAAACTTACTCCAGAATTTAAAGAATACTTGGCCAAATGGAATAGCGTAGTAGGCAGAGAAATTACATTTAGTGTTAGTGCTAAACTGCCAGCAAGTGGTGAGAAGTGGGAAGAAGCTATTTGTCCAGAAATTGTTTGCGAATACGAGCAAGTGGGTACAGCGTATCTTAAATTAGTAGTAGCAACAGAAGAAGATATTAAAGATGCAGAACGAGCAGTGGGACAGTTTCGACGTGCAGGGTTTGATGGACATGTTTATCTAATGCCAGTAGGCGGTGTAGAAAATGTTTACACACTTAACGCAAAGAATGTAGCACTGGCGGCTATGAAACGTGGATGGCGTTATAGTGATAGACTACAAGTGCCGCTATTTAAAAATGAGTGGGGTACTTAATATGACGCTGTGGCAAAAAGTTAAAGACTTCTGGATTAGAAGTTATACTAGTGATCGTAAGGCATTCTATTACGAAACGGCAGCGAGTGCGGCCGTGTTTGTATCGATGACTTGGATTTCAGTTACTGCCCAACATCCGCCCATGCATCTTATATACCCAATAAGTTTTACAGGTGCTGTATTAAGTATTTTAGCATTTACAAGACGCGGTGCAGGTTGGCCGCTGGTTATGACTAGTTATTTTGCTTGCCTCCATGTGTTTGGATTTGGAAGAGCCATGGGATGGTATTAAGGATATTATATGATAAAGAATTTTTTCAAACGTATTACCGGAATTACAGCAATCGAAGAAGCAACTGCTAAAGCTATAGCTGTTTCTGAAGCAGCCCAATTAGAAGCAAGTGAAAAAGCGGCTGCGGCAATTAAGGCAGCAGAGGAAGCAATGTATAGTCCAAAAGAACGTGCAACTGCCAAAGGTGAACCCTGGGTTAGTGTGTTAGACACTCATGTCAATAAAGACAATATTCGCAATGGCTTTTTTGAGCTTGACTGGAATGACCTATTTGTGTTACAATTGAAACAAGCTGGTTACGGGTTTGATGGTGATCCGGACGAAGAGATTGTAGATCGCTGGTTCCGAGACATAGTCAGAAACATGCTAGGCGAAGAAGGGCAGGACATTACCCGAGGTGCAGGTTACATTAACGTGGTTCCGATCACAAAAGATAAATCAGAGGTTTCATGACATATATTTTAGTTGACACTGCTAACACATTCTTTCGTGCTAGGCATGTAGTAAGAGGCGATGCTGATATTAAACTTGGTATGGCGTTACATATTACATTTAACAGTGTTAAAAAAGCATGGCAAGACTTTGGAGGCAAACATGTAGTGTTCTGCCTTGAAGGTCGCTCGTGGCGTAAGGATTTTTACAAGCCCTACAAAGCCAATCGTAAAGAAACTCGAGATGCTATGACTGTTCGAGAACAAGAAGAAGATAAATTATTTTGGGAGACGTATGATGCGTTCACCGAATTTGTTAAAACGAAAAGTAACTGCACAGTCTTGCAACATAAACAACTTGAAGCAGATGATTTGATTGCAGGGTTTATTCAGTCACACCCTAATGACGATCATGTGATCATTTCGACAGACAGTGATTTTCACCAGTTGATTGCGCCCAATGTGAAACAGTTCAATGGTGTTGCAGAAACGCTTACTACCATCGAAGGCATCTTTGATAAAAAAGGTAAACGTGTAAAAGATAAGAAAACTGGCGAAGATGTTGTGCCTCCTAACCCACCATGGATCCTTTTTGAGAAGTGTATGCGTGGTGATTCGAGCGACAATGTCTTTAGTGCATATCCCGGTGTGCGTGTTAAAGGCACTAAGAATAAAACAGGCCTAACTGAAGCTTTTGAAGACAAAGGTAAGAAAGGTTGGGCGTGGAACAATGTCATGCTTCAGCGTTGGGTCGACCACGAAGGTATCGAACACAAGGTCCTAGACGACTATAATCGTAATGTAACACTAGTTGATCTAACTGCACAGCCTACAGAAATTAAAGAACTTATTGTTGATACAATTAATACTAATGCAGTTCCTAAAGATGTAACACAGGTTGGTATTAGATTATTAAAGTTCTGTCAATTATATGATATGAAACGTATGATGGATAGTATTGAATCATTCGCACATCCTTTTCAAGCAAGATATCCTGAGATTTCAAAATGAAAACTTGTGCATTTACAGAAACATGTCCTAATAAGACTAACAACTGCCTAGAGGTAAAAATGAATTTAAAAGCAAAACCTATTGTAGATGGTAAATTTTGGATTGTAGAAGCAGACGGCGAAAAAGTTGGTATTCTACATAAGAAAGAAAATAATAAGTTTATGTTGAGTTCAAAAGATGGCGAAGCATACTTTAGCAAAAAAGATGAACTGACAAAACGATTTGGTAAAGACTTCTTTATTGTAAGTGATAAAGTCAAAATTACTCACGAAGAAGTACGTGACGTATATGACTACCCAACTAGTTGTAGACCATATAATCCAGTATTCAATGTACAACGCAAACTGCCATTGTTTACTAAGAGTCAAGCAAGTAAAAGTTTGTATTGTGCAGGTTATTACACAATTAAATTTGACAAAGGGTGGGTTAAATCATTTTGTCCTAAGCTAATCACAGTCGAACGTTATCCAACTAAAGGACCGTTTAAAAGTGAACTTGAAATGAAACAGGTACTATCAAATGCCAAGTCCGATTAATACTGCGCCTATTCAGCAGTTTATACAACAGGTAAAGGCTGCTGATCTTACACAACAGCGTGAGATTAAACTAGATATTAAAACTGCCAAATCACTTGCCTACTGCCTAGGCGAAGTTAGTGCTAAATTACTCGAAGATTACGATACTATATTTCGAAGACTAGAATCAAGCTCGGGCGGGACCGTTACAGTTCAAATGGATGGTGGCGGCTTTTCTACCAAATAACTGATAAATATATGCGTACTTAACACAAGGACGCATATAATGTCAAGACCAAAACCTAAAGTTCTTTTAGAATATATAAACAAAAAGAACTATAAAAGCGAACAGATTTTAGAAGCTGAGGCTATTTGGGCTGTCTTTTATAAAAAAGCGCCGTTCAATTTAAAATCAGCAAGTAGCATTACTAGTTATCCTGGTCCTAAATACAAAAAAGTGTCATTTAGCAATCCCGGACATGCTCACAATCTTGCAAAAAAACTCAATCAAATGTTTAACTGCAACGAATTTGAAGTAGTTGAGCTTACCAGCGGTAAGTTTATTAAATGATATCAAAAGAGACTTTTACCAAAATCTTTTTGCAACAAAAAGATAAAAGCATAGATAGTGCTAATATCAAACATCATATGTATAAATGGTGGCAAAGTCATAGAAGTAAAGAGTCTGGCGGCTTACGTCTTAGTGATGACGGTTTCGATTATTTGCTAAACGAATTGGAACTACACAGTTATGAAATTCCATTTACAGAACCGATTGAGCTAAGTCCCCAAACTATCATATTTTTTGATAGATCAATGGACGGACCATATTATCTTACAAACCAAAGTATTACTGTATTTTCGGAAAGAAAATCATTTGAGCTGTACATGTTTTCGGACGATATCCGAAAATACGGTCTAGTCAAAGCAATGAATAAACAAAACAAAGATAGCCAAACAGACGAAAACTCCTAAAAAAGCTGTTGACGTAACGACTGTTAGGCAGTATAATAGATACATAGACAGTTAAACTTAAACGCTTTTTAACCCAGGAGTATATATGAGCGAGATTCTTTCACGTACAGTTGGCCCTAAGGCAGCAAAAAAATCCCTTCGCCGTGCTTTTAAAGCCAAGCGTCCATTGTTCCTGTGGGGTCCTCCAGGTATTGGCAAATCCGACATTGTTAAACAAATGGGCGTTGAGCTCGATGCTCACGTAATTGATATCCGTTTGAGCTTGTGGGAGCCTACCGATATTAAAGGTATTCCTTACTTTAACAGCACCTCTAATAAAATGGAATGGGCTCCTCCAATTGAATTGCCAGATGCTGAAATGGCTGCAAAGCATAAGCAGATTATCCTGTTCTTGGATGAAATGAATTCAGCGGCACCCAGCGTACAGGCAGCGGCTTATCAGTTGGTTTTGAACCGTCGTGTTGGTACGTACTACTTGCCAGACAATGTTCTTATTGTTGCGGCAGGTAACCGTGAAACTGACAAGGGTGTTACTTATCGTATGCCTGCTCCGTTGGCTAACCGTTTTGTTCACTTGGAAATGAAAGTTGACTGGGAAGACTATTTTGGGTGGGCTGTTGACAATAAGATCCATAAGGACGTAGTTGGCTTTTTGACTTTCTCTAAAAAGGATCTGTACGACTTTGATCCGAAGTCAGCGTCACGTGCGTTTGCTACTCCACGTAGTTGGGCATTTGTATCTGAATTGTTGTTTGATGACGAAGAAGATACAGACACATTGACCGATTTGATCTCGGGTGCGGTTGGTGAAGGATTGGCTGTTAAGTTTATGGCACACCGTAAGATTAGCTCAAAGTTGCCTGATCCTACAGACATCCTAAACGGCAAGGTTAAGAAAATGGACACTAAAGAAATCAGTGCCATGTACTCTTTGACTGTGTCATTGTGCTACGAATTGAAGGATGCCGCTGACAAGCAGGACAAGAAGTTTAACGACAAGGTTAACTACTTCTTCCAGTTTATGATGGACAATTTTGAAACTGAATTGGTTGTGATGGGTACCAAACTTGCATTGACACAATACCAGTTGCCATTGGATCCGGATGAGATCAAGTGCTTTGATGACTTCCATGCCAAATATGGTAAGTACATTGCGGCAGCTACAGAAAAGCATTCACGCTAATTTGAGCTAGCGCCAGTTGACAGGAGCTTCGGCTCCTGTTATAATATATACATACAGTAAATATTTAGGAGCAAAAATGTCAAGTTATTTAGATCCAATCGTTGATAAAATTATTGTAGCACGAGTCGGTCTGCTACTACGTCATCCATTTTTTGGCAACATGGCTACACGCCTTAAGATTGAAGACGCAACTGAGTGGTGTGCTACTGCCGCTACAGACGGACGTCACTTATATTACAATCGAGACTTTTTTGCAGACTTAACTACTAAACAGGTTGAGTTTGTTGTAGCACACGAAATTCTGCATAACGTGTTTGAGCACATGCTCCGTGTAGAAGGACGTGATCGTAAGATTTGGAACATTGCCGCTGACTATTCAGTCAACGGTACTCTTGTACGTGACCGTATTGGTGAATCTCCTCCTAAGATTAAAATCTTTCACGACACCAAGCACTACGGCAAAAGCTCAGAACAGATCTATGATGAGATTTACGAGTCGATGGATGACGAAGAACTCGATGCTCTTGGTCAGTTGTTAGACGAGCACATCGATTGGGAAAAGGAAGGCAAGGGTCGTCCTGCATATTCCAAAGAAGAGCTCAAACAAATCCGTGATGAGATCAAAGAAGCTATGATGACAGCGGCTCAGGCAGCGGGTGCGGGAAATGTGCCTGCAGAGATTGGTCGTATGATCAAAGAGCTTACTGAGCCAAAGATGAACTGGCGTGAGATCTTGCGTCAACAAATCCAAAGTACTATTAAGAATGACTACACCTTTATGCGTCCTAACCGCAAAGCATGGCACATGAGTGCCATTTTGCCCGGTACTAACTACGACGAGACTATCGATATCTGTATCGGTATTGACATGTCTGGCTCTATTGGGGACGATCAGGCTAAGGATTTTATTAGTGAAATTAAAGGTATTATGGACGAGTACAAAGAGTACAAGATTAAACTCTGGTGCTTTGATACTAAGGTCTATAATGAACAAGACTTTGACGGCTACGGTTCTGACATTATGGAATACGAAGTCAAAGGTGGCGGTGGCACTGAATTTGATGCCAACTGGAACTACATGAAAGAACACGATATCAATCCTAAAAAGTTTATCATGTTCACAGACGGTTATCCTTGGGGTAGTTGGGGAGATGAAAACTACTGCGATACAGTATTCATCATCCATGGCAATAACACTATTGTTCCTCCATTTGGTGCTCACGCATACTATGAGTCTAGTAATAAAACTTGATCCTGATGCATTCAGTGCCGGCCAAATTGAAAGTAAAGTTTGGGCGGCACGTGAACTAGAAACAGTAGTGGCTCAACAGAAAATTGAGCCACTACGTATTGCCATCCTAGGTGGATGGTATGCACTACTACATTTTATTCTGCAGACTAGAGAACGTGTCACAATAGAATACTGTAGATCATACGATGTTGATCCGGGTGCGTGTATGGATGCAAATCTTATCAATAACACTTGGGAAATAAAAGATTGGCAGTTTAGATCGTTTCCTAGAGACGCTAATAAAGCCGTATATAATGACAACATTAATCTCGTAGTCAATACATCAACTGAACATTTTGCCAGCAAAGAATGGTATGATCGTATACCAGAAGGAACATTGTGCTTGTTTCAAGGCAATGATCTAATTATAGATGATCACGTACAGCGTCCAGAAAATTTAGAACATTTTAAATCTCTCTGGCCTCTTAAAGACCTGTTTAGTGGATCGTTGTATTTTGATTTTAAAGATGCGCCTTACACTAGACATATGACAATTGGTTACAAATAATGGCATTAAAAAACGGCAAACCTAATGCACTCAATGCATTAGATTTAAGAAAAGTCTCTTTCCCAGCACATCATTTTCATTATACACTATTAGAAAAATACACACCCACCTATCATAAAACAATAGATTCGTGGATATATCAGAATCTCAATAGTCGTTACTATATTGGTCAAGCAGTTGACCTAGTAGATAATACTATTGTTTATGTTACTAAAATTGGATTTGAGCAGGAAAAAGAACTTAGTTTTTTCAAACTTGCATGTCCACATTTAAGCTAACAGATAATTAATATACATATATAACTTATACAAGGAGGTCATCATGACTGAAGAAACTAAAGTAGAGCAACCTGCAGAAGCTGTGGCACCACAAGAATCCAATGATTTGACAATCAACGATCTTAACGCAATGAGAACTATTATTGATATTGCTAGTTCACGTGGTGCATTTAAACCCAACGAAATGGTAGCAGTTGGACAAACATATAATAAACTATCTGCATTTTTAGATACAGTAGCCAAGCAACCAAAGCAAGGAGCATAATATGCAAACCTTAAAACATGTTGGGCGTATTAAATCTACTGGACGTAGATGTTTAGTAGTGTTCAGAACCCTACCTGGAGATGCATTTAGTTGTTTAATCATACAAACAGAAAGTCTTGATCCAAGTCAACACGATTCACTAATTAATCTAGTTGAATCAAATTCTGCACAATCAGCAAACGAGTTTAGTGAAGTATTAGCTAGAGCAGTGTTTAGTGACGGAAGTACTATGTTACCAAGTCTTCATGCAAGAGGCTTATTGGCAAAATTTCCAACTGATGCTATTGAGATGGTTCCTAACATGCAAGCCACAATTTTGCTGTCAGAGTTAAATCAAGTTATTGCACAGCAGGCCGGAGTTAGTGTACAAGACCTTGCTATTCGTCCTTCTGCTAAGGAAAGTGCGCAAATAGAAGAACTAGTAAAAGTAAAAGATATCAGTCCTACTACAGGTAATACTGACCCATTGATGGACCAGTACGATGCAGGTAAAACTACATCAGCAAGTGTAAATGAAGATGGTATTTTAACCGACGACATGTTGGCTAAGAAATATCGTAGCGATGCAGATCGTCTAAGCAAGGAAGCTGCCCAACTCCGTCGTATGGCTGAAGACCTAGTGCCTGCAAAGAAAAAAGCCGCAGTTAACGAGTGACCACTGGAAAGCCATTTCCTAAAGATGTTATTGAACATTGGCCCGAGGTATTTGGAGAGATTACCCTAAACGTAGTACCTCTTAAATATCTCGACTCGGTTACTGTTACATTTAAAAATAAAAAAGTTTGGGAAATTAAAATATCTTCTAAACAGGCCCAGGAAGATTGGGACTCGTTTGAAACTAATCTCAAAGAAATGTTAGTTTCATACGAGAGCGAAATAGAGAATGTTGATTTTAAACTCGACACTGAAAGAGTTAAAAAAGACATGATCAATAACACAAACAAATTTTTAAAGAAAAGAAAATTGAAATGAATGTTAAATTAATTAGTTACAGTCAACCTACACAAGAATTTGCTGAGATGGGTGTTGACAATGCCCAAGAACTAATTGCATACTGTGCCCGTGTTAGCAATCCTGCTAATCAACTCAACACAGAAACAAGTGAAAAACTAATCAAGTATTTGGTTAAACACCAACATTGGTCACCGCTTGAGATGGTGTCTGCTTGCATTGAAATCACAACTACTCGTGATATTGCCCGACAAATCCTACGTCATCGTAGTTTTAGTTTCCAAGAGTTTAGTCAACGTTATGCTGATCCAACTAAAGACTTAGATTTTGTAACTCGTGAAGCAAGACTGCAAGATCCAAAGAATAGACAAAACAGCGTTAGTACTGACGACGAACAACTGCAAGCAGAATGGGAAATGATTCAGCAGGCAGTAATTGGTGCTGCCAAGGAAGCCTACGAGTGGGCTATTGAAAACGGTATTGCTAAAGAACAAGCTCGCGCTGTATTACCAGAAGGTCTTACAGAAAGTCGTTTATATATGAATGGCACCTTACGTAGTTGGATTCATTTTATTGAATTGCGCAGTGCTAATGGTACACAGAAAGAACACCAAGAAGTAGCGGTTGCTTGTGCAAAAGCGATTGCTGCCATTTTTCCAATGGCAACTTCTTTAATTACTCAGGACGCATTGGTAACTTAACGGTAAGTTTAAACTGCTCATACAACCAGGACCAGTCATTAATTTTTATTAGTGCGTCTTGATTTCCTTTATTCTCAGTACCATATTGCATACCTAATACAGCTCCGGGAATAACATACTCTCCAAAGCGTCTATCTAACCCTTTAGTAGTCCAAGCAGATAAACGGTTGGCATTTTCCTCTCGATCACTTCGTGCAATAGTATTACTGGCTAACTTGGCTGCTTCACGGAATCCGCTGCGCCAGGCATTCCAAGGACTAGATGCAAATCTGTTGATACTTGCTACTTTAGGTACTATGGTAAGTTTATTACTAAGACTAGTGGTAATGTCAACACCGTCTTTTGTTATGTCAAATAACATTTTAGGTAGTAGTTTGACAGCACCGTTGCCGTACTCTAGATCATTTATTTCGTTACGACTGTGCCATATGTGTACAAGATCAAATGCATAGTCTTCTACATAATGATCAAAGTCAAATGTGTCCAGCACTTCATTATCCCCATCAACTACCCAAAAGTAATCAGTTGTAGTTTGGTCTGAACAGGCTTTATGACTAAGGTATATGTTAGATTCTCCAAAGACTCTTTTTGCTTGTGGAAATCTTTTACTCAATATTTGCCAGTTTGCCCAACTGTTAGGTTCGTTGTAAGATAGAAAAAATATATCATATATAGTATCTGCTTGAACAATGTAAGTGTTTATATATTTTAAATCAGAGAAAAATTCTTGACTAGCATCTATATAATGATTTTTTGGAATAAGATAACACTGAAATTTATCAGCATACTTTTGAAATAATTTAAACACATGTACAAATTCGCCATCCCATTTCTTAGGCTCAAACTCTAACATGCTATCTAAGAAGTCGTAACTCGAATCTATAAACCAAAAGAATTTAGTAAGAACATTTTTCTTAGCCAAATTAGCAGTTTTAGCTAGTGTACTATCGAACTCTACAAATTTAGCGTAAGGATATTTTTCTGTTAAGAACGATTTACGTTCTTCAGATATATGTTTAGAATTATAAAATACTATATCGTACATTATTCTTTATCCAAAAATCCGCTACCTTTACGATACTGGTTAAGGTGCACTGATTTAAAAAATTTACTAGCATCGGCATCTAATGTTGCTATCTCAAGATCGAGTGCGTTTTTTAAACTAACACCATAGGTCTTGATAGCATCTTCAACGTTCATATACTCTACATCACTGTGCCATAGGCTAGTAAGATAATCAAAATCTCTAACCTGTACATAGTCCCAATCAGTACAGTTGGTCATATAGCAACCGTGGCGAGCTCCTAAAATAGCCCATAGTCCGTTTGTTGAGTCAGCTCCGACATTCAGCCAAACTCGCAAACGATCTAAGTTCTTCCAATGAATTTCTTTCTTAAATTCTTTATTAGCAGTACGGACTCCACGCTCAAGTGACATCTTTACACCTTCACGAAAGCCTGCTCTCCATGCTTGAAAGGCGCTGGCATTATTATATACATCACTAAAACAACTGTTCATCTGTATGTACTCAGCATCCCAACAAAAATCTACTTGAGCATTAGGATCATCAGCGGGTGCGTTTTCATGCGTTTTCATGTCTAATACATACTGCTTAGGCCATAACTTTAATCCGCCGTTGCCATACATAAGTCCGTTGACTACATTGTAACCTGCCCAGCTAATAACACATTTAGACAAGTCTTTATGCTCGTCAAAATCAATTTCTTGATTTAGGAAATCTTCTCGTACTGTATTATCACCATCTACTGTGACAAAACGGTCTGTATCACTTAGGCGTGCGCAAGCCTTGTGTGCTTCATCGCTGCCTTTAACACCATGCACACGTTTTGCCCAAGGTACTTTCTTTAGCAAATCTGCATAATTTTTTTCAGCATTTGGTTCATCATAACTAAGGTAGATAATGTCGTAGTCTAAAATTTTAACTGTTTGTGTCATTTTATAATATAGTATCCTACTGTAGAAAAGAATTGTTTAACATATACTGCAATATTATCAATATCGCCTTCTTTATCAGAATGGTAGTATACTATTTCTCTGTCTTTTTTAATTAATTCATTGATTGAGACTTTGATAGTCCTGTATATAAAATTCATATTACGCTTGTCAATTATATAAATTTCAAGCGTAGTATTAAGATTATATTTTTTTAATATTTCTCGTTGGTCGTTGCGTATTTGAAATCCCCACTTTTTAAATGTAGGATAGTTTTCAATAGTAAACATGCTATCCCAGTCGGTAACTACTGGGGCACTAGTTAAAAATACAGCAGATATATCATCTTCGTATTTAGAAACAATTCGTGGCGTATTTTGATCAATAAATGTAACTTGAAAATCTTTAGATCGGCTAGTACCGTTTAAAAATTCTTTAACAATATCAAATTCGAATTCTACAAAACAATCATAGTGTAAGCTGGCTTCATTAGTAATACTTAAAATATCCCCAGTGTCTTTTTCAAAGTATACTCGATAAGGTAATACCACAGTACTCAATGCTAATGATTGAGCTAGTAATTCATAGGGGACAATGTCTTCTTCTGGATTATACATTTAATTTCTCAATAATCTTGTCAGTAAGGAATGCATCCTCTACATAATGAAACACACCACGTTGTCTAAAATTATTTAGATATAATTCTTTAGAGTCTGTAAAATTTACCAGTAATTGACTTAGACAAGATTGTGGAATTGGATCCCATCCTTGCAATGCTGGCTTTAGGTGTGTGAAAGTAAATGGGCTGTTTTTATTTGTAATAACGTCATCAATTCCCATTAACTTAGCAGCAATGGCTACTGATACATCAAAACTGTAAAAATTCTGCATATTCTTAGGAGCAACATCATAGAAAACTTTATTCCAATTATTAGTAATAAATTCTAACAGTTTAAAAAAATCTTCTGCGAGTTGAGATTTTTTAAAATAACACATACCAGAATATAAATTTGGTAAATCATTAGCCACAAACATTTTTCTATATGTGTTGTCAACAACTGTGCGTGATTTATAATCTACAACCGATGATGTAAAAAATAAATCTCGATCGCTGGCGAATTTCCATACATGTTCTATGTTATCTAAAACCAACATGTCTGCATCAAGTACAATAGTTTCATCATAGGGACTTGATCTATATAGTTTCCATCTGTTTTCTACTTTCCATGTACTATTTGCAGCCGAGTCTCCAAAATAGATTGGAATAACTTTATCAAATGCTTTAGAAAATCCCGCTGGTAAAGAATCATTAGTAATAATACTAATATTATTGATAGTCGGTTGTGTAGCTTTGATACTCAATGCCAGTGCGTATGCTTGACGCACATAGTCAACATCACTATTCTGAGCAAGAACTAAAAATCCCTTACTCATTTACTACTCCGTCAATACAACGAGTAAGACTATATTTGTTCATAACGTGTACATCTAAATTGCTAGTTTTAACAGCAGTATATTCACCGTTGTAATTTTTCTTTTCCACTAAAAATTTTAATTTTGAGTTATCTATATCTAACAAAATATCTCTATCTAAAATGTAGTTCATCTTTCCAGGTAACGGGGCTGCAAAATCTTCACCCATCATATGTATAGCAATACTAAATGCAAAATCATTTCTAAATATTCTAGAATCTATATTGTACAACAATCTATAGTAATTCCAATTTAATTTGATGTTTTTAATTAGGTCAAAGAATGCCCAAGTAGCTGTGGTCTTTTTAAAATAAAATGCAGTGGCCCAATAGAATGGAATTGAATGTTGATTTAAATATCTAAAACTACGGTCGTCTCGCCAGTTAGCTAGATCAAAACTATCGTTATATATTAAAAAATCGTTTTGATTATTCCATATATTTTTTAATGTAGTACTACTAATGATAAAGTCACTGTCAATAACTAGCGTCTCATCATAGGGGGACAAATAACAACAGTCGCCCCTTGATAAGTTTTTCCATGTTAGTGTCTTTGCAGCCAGTGATCCGTCATAGAATTTTTTAGTCTGATGTGTTTCTGTCCATATTTCTATAATCTGATCAAAAACTGATTCTGCGTCAGGTTGACTTTGTTTAAGCCAACTTGCACTATCAGTGATAAGACTTACAGGAACTCCGAGATATTCTTTTACTCGTTTGGCTGCAAACAAAGATATCTTTGCATAATCAATTTCTGCATTATTTTGTGCAAATATTAAAACGCCACAGGTCATAGGGCCATTAAATCGCCAACTCGGCGTTTGGTTTTAATTTGATTATATTTTACCAAATAGTCGTTAGTTGCACTAAAATAGATAGAAATAATCTCGTCTAAAAATGTTTTTAGATCGGGTATTTCTACTGGGATGTTGTTGTCGTCAAGTACTACGGCCACTGTAGTTTCACGGGCAACTAGTGTGCTGATAAAAGTAATTAAATTTCTTTCAATAGTGAAACTTGCACCTTGAAAATAATAGATAAGACTTTGTTGAAATTCTTCGAGAATAACCTTGCGTTGATTGCTCAACGTGGTCATATAATTGGCTGTTTGAAATGCCTTTTCTAATCGTTCGTCCACAGTAACCTCCAGAGCTTTTACTATACAGTATAGTAATTAGCTTGTCAAGAGATTTGAAGTTACATTCCTGACTGCGATGCGGTAGGTCCAGTGACTGATACGTTTGCACCAGATGGTCGATATTGGCTTACTACACTGTTTAGTGTACCGTCAACGTTTTCGTCATCAATTGGATCTCCAGAGTCAAGATCTTGGAATTGAATAGTTAAAATTAACTGTGTTGATCCCGCATCTCTACGGGCATAGATGTAATATCTATTTTCTGCATATGAACCCGATGGAGCATTTTTTTGACCTACTAGTTGATCAGATGTTGTAAGATCGAACCAGCCGGCCGACGAGCCTATAGCACTTGATCCAGAGTATGTTGTTTGAGTGTAATCCATAACAAACTCACCTATTTGAGTAAACATTGTGTCCCAGGTTGTATTCTTGCTGCTAGAAGTTCCGCCTGATCTATTGGCAGATATACGAATTTTGCCGCCGGCATTAAAGAAATATCGCATATTATCAGCAGTATTTGTTAATGTTACAGTATGAGTAAGTGTTCCGTTCCAGGCGGTTGATCGAGATCCAGTGATTAGTGCCTCACTAGAGAACTGAGCAGCTCCGATTGAAAATTTATCTGAAGTTATAGTGTTTGAAAATAAATTAAATTGATTACGTAATGCTTCAGTAATTGAAATCCCACTTGCCGGTAGTAATAAGTTTGCTCCGTCTGTTGCACTGCTAGTACCTACTGAAACCCCTGTTTGGTGTTGTCGAGCTTTTACCATGTCATTACGCAATGCAACCCACTGTGCTGCTGAAATCACTGACCCTGCAGTTACTGCTGGAGAGGTAATAGTCTGACCGTACCCGGTTTGACCTGATCCTGGACCAAAGACTAAATCTACTTTAGCTTTAATAGTATCATAGTCTGCTTTTTCAATTAATGAGCCTACACCTGCTGACATGTTCTATCCTTATAATACCAGTGCTTCAACTAGTTTAATACCAGTATCATCACTGTTTTCTAATGCTATTGCAAATACATCATTTGAGTGATGAACTCCTACACTAGCACATCCATTGTTTGCTGCAATTAGACTGTCACCTTTGCGAACAGCACCAATTACTCTTACAGGAACACGCCCCTTAAGTGCAATGTATGTTCCGCCTTCTAATTCACTATTCATCATATATGCCGGATTAGCAGAAACGACACCAATTGCACGTTTACCCCATGTACTTGCTGTTACTTCTTGTTCGCCGCCAATGACAACGACTGTGCCAGTTTCATACGATGCATCTGCAAGATATTTCTCAGCCAAGTCAGCATATCTAGCTTGTGAGGCAATACCCTGGAATATGTTTGCTGTTAAATCCCCGTTGTTATCTCTAGCTGCAACCGTATGCACACCTGCCGCGGCAGTTGCTGTACGATAAATTCCGCCCACATTAAGAGAATCTGCTTGGGTAGCCGGACCGTTAAATGACGTTGCATATACCGTTGCATATTTAAAACTGGCAGAGCCAATATTAGATACACTATCAGCACCAGGTAAAATATTATTTCCGCTTAACGTTAATGGAGTTCTAACAGAACCAGATGTAGTTTGAAATGACATTAACGCAGTAGCTGATTTAAATACAGGATTACTACTAACAGTGTTAATGGTTAGGGTATCTGTCAATGCACCAGTAGTACCGCCTACAGTTAATCCGTAGTTGTTAAATCCAACGGCACCGGTAGCTGCTGAAAAATCAAAATCAAGAATACCAATAAAATCATCAGCAAGATAGCCGCCTAGCCTAAGAGCATTAGTTGCTGTTCCGTGAAATACTTCAGTCAATGAGGTTGTTACTCCATCCTCATTGTTAGTGTCTGCCAAAGTAATACCAGCTTTGATAATTCCAAAGCCTGTAATGCTATTGCCTGGAACTGCACTATCTATTACAAATGATTCTTTTGAAATAATATAGATAGTAGTGTCGTCAACAATTGCTTGAATAATTGGCATTAATGCGCCGCCGGTGCCAGCCGTAGCTTTAACACTGCGAGATTTCATCTGTGTAGTGCCGCTGCCTGTTACACCCTGCGGGCCAACTAGGATAAATTCAGTACCAGAAAATGCGTATAATTGGTCGTTAGTGTTATCCCACCAAAAATCACCTTCAGTTAATGACGTGGGAGCAGTACCGCCAATTTCTGCGCCGCCTGTTGTACGCCAGTTATTACCGTCATAAAATTTTAATTTTTTAAGGGCGCTATCAAACCAAATTTGGCCAGATATCTTACGCTGTGGGCCGTTAGGGCCTGCACTAGAAAAGTGTTCCAATAAATGTAGGAAATTTTCGTTTTGAACTTCACCGTAGCCAGCGTAATTTTTGCCGATAAGTTTAATATCGAGCGTATTATCGATGGTACCGTCTTCAACGACGGTTAGTGTTGTTCCATTATATCTATCAATGCTATACGACATTCGATCTACCCCTTAACTATTAGTATTTAGTTTAAAATTCAATTTAAATCTACCCATGCGCCTGCTGCGTATGCTTGAATTTTATCTGTTGTTGTATTATAAATTAGCTCGCCGTTATTTCCGCTGGTCATAGACCTTGCATCACGATCAGCGGTTGTGTATTTTGGAAGCTGTAATTGTGTGGATGCTCTAAACCCGCCTGTTACATCTAGTGTATATGCAGGATTATTGTTGAAAACACCAACTTTACTGTCCTGACTGTTTACCAGTAATGCATCTACAATAGTACCAGATGAATTCTTAACTTTAAGTAAAAAATTCTGAATAATTCCAGTTATTCCATTACATACTATTTGGAATGAGTCAGGAGTAACTCTAAAATCAGTTTCAGAATAAGCACCTAATTTAAGTGGTTGATCGTTCTGGATTGATAGGGTGCCGAACCCGGTATCAAGATCAGTTGAAATAGTTGAATTCCCAAGAGTTGAAACAAAACTACTTGCTGGTTTAAGTACGTTTCCGTCTCGTAATGCATCAGCGGCAGAAGAAGTAACACGGAATTTTTGACCTGATAATGTACTTTGATTAAATCCTGGACCAATTTCTCCAGTAAATCCTCCTAGACCAGGAGTGCCATCACGAGGGGTAAATGGTATAGGGTCTTTGCTGAATATACCAAGTAATGTTTGAGCAACCCACAGTTTAACAATTACTCTAGGAGCATTGTTAGTGTCGTATATAGTGTCAACTTCAAACCCAGATAGTCCTTGACTAGATTTGTATATTGGGCCTGCTAATACCCTATTACTGCCGGTATAAAAGTGTAATTGATTCTCAGCACTATCAATCCAGAAGTCTCCTTGAATAGCCGTTGACGGAGCAGTGCCCGAAACTACAGGACCACTACCGTTCTTAAAGCCAAGCCCGTCATATACTTTTAATCTGTTTTCACTAGTGTCAAACCATAGTTGTCCAGCTAATGGATTATTGGGTTGGCTGGTATTAGCAAAATTTTCAAGTATCTTTACAAAGTTTTCATTAATGAATTTTCCGTATCCGGATACATTTTTACCAATGAGGGTAATATCTGTTGCTGTTTGGTCTATTGCACTGTCAATAACTTCAGTGATTAGCGACCCATCAGTTTTGTTAATCTTATAAGTCATTATATAATCCTGCCAGTAAAGATAATGTAGTTAATTGTTAAGTACGGATTCATTGTATTAAATGGAACTGCTAACGAACCTGAAGTTTGTATAGGGCCGCTGTTGGTTAAGTACTGTCCTGCTGCGGCAGCAGTTGCTCCTAAGCCGCCGGCTGCATCTGTATCGTCAGGAGCGCCGGGCGTATTTCTAAATGCATAGTATTGTCCGCCGGCATTTCCTTGCAGATTATGTCTGTGTTGTGGGAGATTATTTACAATTAATGTTTTATCTTCAGCACCATTAGACATACCAACTGTGTCAGCAGTAACCGAAGTAACTCTATCGGCTGCTGGATCAATTGTTGAATTAGACGTTAGGCCATCCGGTAATAAAGGAACAACAGTGCCGTTGTTCATACTGTCTTTACCTAGTGGAAATCTTCCTCTTAGGTCGGGTACTGCAAATGTTGAAACTCCCACTATATCTACTAACGGCTTATATATGTAGCTAATTGCTGCAAATAATTCTGGATATGAAGAAATTAATTGCTCACTACCGTCGCATAACAAATATCCATTAGGAACAGTGTTGCCGGCAAATGGTAGTATTGCTCCTGCTGGTACTGTTGCCACGTTTGATAAAAATGTTTGTTTGTTAGTTTTTCTTAAACCTGTTCCAATTCTGTTAATAATAAGTTCATCAGTAGCAGTTGAGTCAATTACTGATGTTTTAGTATTAATAAAGTCCGAGCTAAGAACTGTTGTAAATGTTGCAACGCCGCCTACTTGAGCTCCAGTAAAGCTAATAGCATTACTAGTCATATCACCTTGCAATTGAAACACGGTCGGACTAGTTAGTCTAGATGCGGTACCAGTTACTGATCCTGAAAGTTGTCCAACAAATGTTCCGTTAAATGTAGTTGCATTGATTGTAGGTGCAGTTATTGCTCCAGATGATGCAATTACTCCAGTAACAGTTAGTGCTCCAGTAGATGCAGTGCCTGCAACTACTATATTTTGTCCTACTTGTAGATTTTTTGTAACAGCTACACCGCCTGCAGTTTGTAAACTGCCAGTAATTAAGTTGGTAGAGTTAGCAGTGCCGGCAATCAATATACTATCGCTTGCTGTAATTTTTCCAGTTACCTGTAATGACTCTGTTGGATTTGAGTTGTTGATTCCAACTTTTGATCCAGAAACTGTAATAACATCTTTGTCTGCGCCAGCTTCTTTAACTCTAATAAAAATACTCGAACCTTCGATCTTATTATATAAGATAGATTCTCCTACTTGACTAGTAGTAATAGATGTTGCCAAATCTGATCCTACTGTAATTCCTAAATTATTTCTTATACTCAAACCATAATTAGTAACACTGGCAACATCACTTCTTAGAAAATTTGCAGCAGCAACTGAATTATTTCCCACTAACAAGCTATTGGCAGTTTCAGCTATTCCCCATAATTTATTAAGTACAGTTCCGTCACCGTCAAAATCTTTAGTAGAAATGTTGATACCTTGCTTAATTGTTGCAAATCCCTGAATAGTTGTTTTTGGAGTAAATGCATCTTTACTAATAATTGCTACAATTTCGTCAGCTACTACTAATGTAATCACAGTATGACCAATACCAATAGGTGCTGTGGTGTCAATTATTGTTTCAATTTTTGGACCTGTCTGGGTGCCTTCACTAAATTGAGGACCTACAAGAATCCAACTAGATCCTGACCACAAAGATAACTGCTGATTTGATGTGTCTACCCAAAGATCACCAAGGACTGCTGTATCAGCACCCGGAGCACTAATTGATTTTTTAACATTACCAGCAGCTACAAATCGTGTACCATCAAATACTTTTAATTGAGGCTGCGGTGGAACAGAATTAGATCCAGTGTCATACCACAGTTGTCCTTTAACTGCTAATGTTGGCACAGTAGGGCTAGCAAAATTTTCTAGTAAGTGTAGGAAATTTTCAGCAATATATTGAGAATAGCCAGTATAATTCTTTCCAACAAATGTCAAATTTGTTTGATCATTGAGGGTTTGATCATCAACAGTAAGAGGAATACGAGGATCAGTGCTTGCTGGATCAGTAAAATTGATAGTATATGACATTATGCAACCTCACTTAGCCCAGAAAGACTTTGTATACGTACTGTATAGTCAACTTGTATCAAACGATTTAAACTCTTTTGTACAGGATGAAAAATAACATGTGTTAATAGTTTGCCCGCGCCTGATGGACTATATGATCGCAATCCTAATTCATCAAACACAAAGTCTGCATTATTGTTAGTTGTATTGTCAAATGCATCTTGACCTTGTGGCTCGCCGTAGTCAAGCAAACAGGTAATAAACACATCAGTATAGTTTGTGCCCGTTACATGTCGAGTTTCGATCTTGTTTCTTACAGGATCTAAATTGGTCACTGAGCGATCATCTATTACTTTGCTGTAGGTTTCACTGTATAATGTAGCACTTGTACCTGT